GGCCCACCTGAGCTTGATGTCGACGGACTCAGGGCGTCCATAACGCTCAAGATGATTCCTGTCAACGAATGGCTCTTCGCTGCGCTTAAGGAAAAACTTAAGTAAGGCACCAGTATCATCCAGTTTGTCTACTGGAAGTTTACTGACCACCTTCATGCCCCTGACAAGGGGGACCTGAAGGTCAGAGCAAATCCTCTCAGACTCATAGCCTGTGAAGTTATGCTTGCCCAATATAGGAGATGTTTCGGCAACTGCAGGAAACGGCATAAGCCGCTCAACCAAGTTGTCGAGATACTTCGTTGTTCTCCACAGCCCTCTCTTGTAGAGCTGGTTGCGGAGTGACACAACGGAGATTATCTCCTGAGCGTCACTCGATCGTGTTGGGAGTACTCTTCGGACGCGAACGACGGAAACGTCTTCGCCCTTATAGTAATCCTTTCCGCAAGACTCTCTGAAATAACCAGTCCAGAAAGACTTGCTAGCATTGACCTTGAACCCAAAAGCTTCAAGCCTGCTAACGACCGAACGCACATAGCGCACGGGGACAATGATATCGTCCCCGTACGTGCGCACCTGTCCGCGGAACGACTTAATGTCATCCACGGAAAGCGGTCTCTTAAGCTCATCCTGAATTCCGAGGAAAATCACGGTCATAAAGACCAGAGATTCCATAGGGAAACAGAGAGCTGAACCCATAGACGCGAACTTGGCAAGACGGATGATTTTCTTTTCGTCTTTGACAAGCACTTCAGCCTTTCGGGAACGTGTTGCATCAACGGCCTCACCTAGGTGAGGATGGTTGGACAGCATGGTCCTTACAAGCTGATTCGAAACGCGGTCAGAGGCCTCACTCAAATCGAGTGTGGCTAGATCACCATAAAGTGATCCAAGGCGAGCAAGCTCCTGATTAGGGGAACTGCTCTCCCACTGAATAAAGTGTCGGGCATTGTCATCTGTCCGAATCGCTTTCTCGAACGATTCCAAAATCCCCTGTTGCGCATATTGCATCGCAGTAGGTTCAATTGCAATTATTCGAGGCGTTTTGAGCGTTTTAGGTACGAGAATGACCCTGACGGGTCTCTCACTACCGGGTTCGAGCCAGTTAATACGGTCAAGGTTAGAGATGTATTTCCAATGCGGGAGTAGAAACTTACCCGCTGGAAACACTGATTCCAACCGTTCGGTCCACTCTTTCTGATTGAACTTTTGGTTTCCCTTAAGTCGATCAGCGGTGGCACCGGGGCCGTGCTTAGGGAGAATCTCGTAGTTTGCAACAGCATTATCAACTTTTGCAAAGAGATCAGCCCATAGCAGACGTGACACTCGATGAAATTCCTCAATTTCTTGAGGTCCTCTCGAAGCGTCCGCCTCTTTAACTGACTGCTCACACTTGAGATATCCTTCAATTGCCGCATCCTTCCTTGTATCGCTACAGGGAAGAAGAATCTTCCCGAACATCAGCGTAAGCTGACGAATCGAGTAGATCGCGTCAACCGATGGACTATCAAGTAAGAGTCCTGTACCACGGTCGAACACAAGATCGAGGAAACCTCCGAGGAATCGGGGGAGACCACCTGTAAAGGAAAATCCTTGAAACAGGTTGCGATCTACCTGGCCTTCTACCAGACTTTTTTGGAAGTCTGTGCAGAAGTTAGGTAGGGTGATCGTTAGAAACGATTCACCTTCATGTTCGAACCGAGCCGAGAGAGTTTTAAAATCTCGGCTGGTGCTAGTGCAACACCAACTCGCTAATTCATTTGCGAGTTCCTGCCAGAGTAACATAAGGCTTTTCAAGCCGGCTCCTAATATGAGTTCGAGCTTCCATAGCCATGATTTATGTTACAGACCCTGAATGATCAGTCCTTGCTAGTTCTCGCCGCCCAAGAGCTGCGTGATCTTAGCACCGGAGGAAGCGGTAAGTGCGGCCAAAAAGCCGTCCACATACTGCTTAAGCTCTGTATTCGTGAATCCTGCAACAGGAGCGTCGACCACCAGATAAACACTGTTGGACAATTTGACGTTCTGCGTAGGAAGCAGAGGATCAGCAGCAACCTTCGAACTGTCAAGGCGGATAGTCCGTCGAGTTCGCTTGCCATAGGCATGCGACACGGACAGACGCGAGTTCCCGTCAGCAGCAGTAAAGACGCCAGAATTGACGCCTGAACTGGTGCGTGGCATAGAAATCGCGACCGCATTGACAGTAACGGACTGGGGATCTGCAAAAGACATGGCATTACTCTTTCAGTTGATGAGGTGACACGACCCTGTAGGGTCGTTAGTGTCCCCAACATCCATCTTTTGTAAAGACAAATGTCAGGCAGCATGAGGTTAACCATGCCTAGGGCCCCTAGCAATTCCAAGGGCCCCGAGTATGGCAGACTGTCGACCGGTTAGGTCGGCCATGTCAAAGCCAAAACCAAATGGGGTTGCTCTACGACGAGTCTTGCTTTGAGAAACAATACTCAACGTAAGATTACCCGTCGGTGAACCAATAATACGGCCACCATCGAGTAAGGTATAGTCTATTTTCGCAGTTTTCTGCTGCATTATATAGCCATACCGCATTACCAGCCCGTCTTGAGCGAAACGCGACACATTGTGGAGAACATCCCCAATGTTACCGTTCCAATCTACGAGCCAACTCCACGGGGCAAGGTTCCAGACAGTGGCGGGCGTGAGCTCGACACCGAAAAGTTTCCTTGCTTCGGCGGCATTACGTGAAATCCTATCTGGGAGAGTATTACCCATATTCAGATGATACGTAAAGCAGCCAGAAAACCATGTCTTAGTATGCACTTCACGAGTGACATACAACGTAGTCCCCGTAGCATTCTTACGCCAGTAACTCCAGTCGTGAGTGCCTCCAACAAGCGAAGCGACACGATTGGAATAAGTGTTACTGGTTTGGGAATACTCATCAGGAAAAGTGTATTTCCGTCGCACGTTCTTTCCAGAATCTCGTTCCAACTGCTTAAGAATCTTTTCAGACTCTAGAGCAGCGGTTCCGAATTTCTGTAAATCGGAGATCAAAGGCTTCCAGCCGAACTCAACATTAAGATATTCGGAACCTACCTTTCGGTAGTCCTTCATCTTAGTCTTGAACAGCTCTTTGCCAACAAGTTGGGGTAACCCAGACTTGAGCTCACCGATGAAAGTTCCTGCGTCGGCAACCGGATTAGTAGGGATACAACGAGAAATGGCCGTGGTACCAAGTGCGCGCAGTGATGCGTCGCTACTAGGTTTAACCAAGGTCAGAGCCTCTTGTATCGCAGTCGAAGGTTGGACGGCATATTGCCCTCCATAATAGGTTTTGCCGATGTTTCGACCATAGAGCCAATAAGACCCTTTGTCGTTATCAGCAACACCTATAACTTTCGAAGTGGAGAAATCTCCACCTACATCGGTTTTGGCATACTTGCCTCCAGGCCAGTCATGCCCACTTGACCAGGTCTCTTCGAGGCCTGTTCCGTCATACCTGCCAGTGGTTTTAACACCAACGGTAGGATCAGTCCCAGCTGGGAAGCTGAGATTGAGCCAAGGTCGAGGTTCAGTAACCTGAATCAACCTTCGCTTGACGTTCATGATGGATCCATTCAGTAGTAGGAGACTTGGAGTTTTACTCCAAGTGGTGTTGTACCAAAGCACCGTGCGCCCCTCGCGG